GCGGGTCGACTTGGCTTTCCGACACGGATGCGAACCACATGCTCAGCGTCATGTCCTCTGCATCAAGAGCGCGGCTGACGGTTGTCCGATTTCGGTTGCATCGAGCGGCAATGTCAGTCATCTGCGTTTTGCTAATCAGAACGTCGTTCCTTGTCTGACGGACAACTTCTTTTGCGAGCTTGATGCAATCGACTTTCTTGTCAATCGTCATTGTTTTTCACCTCCATCTGTAAGCACTTGCTTACTTGATGAGACTGATGTTAGCTCGTGCTTACAACTTACGCAAGTGCGGCGTGTCAACATGTGCTAACGTTGTGCACATGGCTACGAAGTACGAATGGACGGCGTTTGATTACGCCTCCCAGCAAGCAGCAGCGAAGATCATTGCCGATTCTGGATATTCATATCGAACAATTTCCGACATGATGAATAATGCCGTGAGTCATGTCAGAATCAGTGACATTGAAAAGGGCAGAAAGGCACCAATCAAGCTCTCAGAGTTTTTACTACTCTGCCAGGCCTGCGAGGTGGACCCAGTCGCCACACTGCGAGAGATCATTGAGGCCGCCCGTGCCTACGAGGCCCGCGAGCGCGAGTCTCAGCTCACGGATGATCTCATCGACCGTATCGCCGCGCACCCCGAAGACTATGACGTGGCCGCGAACACGGATCCGAACGCACGCCTCGAAGCCGAAACACCGGACGAATGATGGATTGAAAGGAACACGAATGACCGAATACAACCTGTATTGTGACGAGACATGTCACCTTGAGCATGATGATTCGAACAGCATGGCTCTGGGAGCCGTCATTGTGCCAAAAGGAAAACGCAAAGAGATATGCGTCAGAATCAAAGAAATCAAGCAGAAACATGGCATATGCGCCACGAATGAGGTGAAATGGGCAAAGGCACGAGACCGTATGCTGCCGCTCTATCTGGATCTCGTGGACTACTTCTTCGATGACGATGACATATCGTTCCGAGCGCTCCTCATCCCGGACAAGAATCTACTTGACCACGAGAAATACAATCAGGACCACAACACCTGGTATTACAAAATGTACTTCGAGATGCTCAAGGTCGTCTTCGATCCAAGGCAAAGCTATAACGTATTCGTCGACATCAAAGACACACACTCGAGTTTTCGAGTCAGCCAATTATGGGATGTCTGTTCGAACAACATGTACGATTACGATCACAGAATCATCCAGAAAATCCAGCCGATACGTTCCGACGAAGTACAGATCATGCAGCTCACCGACATACTCATCGGAGCAGTATGCCGTTCGCAGCGAAAACTGCCGGAACGGCATCAGAGCATGGCGAAGCGCCGAATCATCGAACGAATCATTCAACGGTCGGGATACAAACTAGACCGGAGCACACTGCTGAAGGAGACCAAGTTCAACTATTTCGTATGGAGGGCGAGATGAATCCGCATTGGCTGCCCGGATTGATTCCTTGGAATCAAGAGCACGGAGAGACATGGGAGCAGTATGAGCAACGACTGTTCCATGTATTCCAGAACGAGTTCAGAGAGTCCTTCCAATACGACGGGAAACCCGTACACTACAAAAGAATGCCCTACGACGGAATCTATCCGGAAGCCTTCATGCATCTGACCACATGCAATCAGGACGACTCCGGCTCACGGCTTCCGGATGCCGAACGCAGCGAACGCATCAGCTGGCCCAGACCGGTAGTGGAGCATCATCCGTTCTGCGAAATATGCGGATACGCCCAATGCACGCGGCCTTGGGTATGGAGAAAAAACGACAAGAACAAGGATCGAGTGAAGATATATCTTCCAAACCAACAATATCTCGTTGTTCTAGGAGAACGAAGGGATTACTGGGTACTCATAACCGCGTACTACGTAAACCGCCAATGGAGCATAGACAAGCTGGAAAAGGAATATAACTCCAGATTCAGCACAAGAATCCAATAAAAAAACTAGAGCCGCCCGTTAAGGACGACTCCGAAGACTCCTTCTACAACATGTAGATGAGCTAGTTCGAATATCACATACGACACTCCAACTGTCAAATAGAACTTGACAGACAGCGAAAAAGTACTTCTCGAAAAACAATACTTTCGGAAGAGAGGAATGTGGATAACAAGACCATCGCGGAGCTTCATAGGAACGCGGAATCCATGGGACTGACGATAGCGTCGTACCGCCTCCCACGCGACATATGCGGCCTGTACGACGACCGGCACGGGCTCATCCTATTGGCCGACTGGCTCAACCAGCGCCAGCGCCGCTGCACATTGTGCCACGAGCTCATCCATGCCAGACACCACGACCCCGGATGCGGCAGCCAATACGGAGTCAGATGCGAGCGCCGTTGCCGTAGGGAGACGGCGTTGGCGTTGATCTCGCCGGTGGATTACGGCATGGCCGAGACGGTGTACGAGGGCAATGCGTGGATGATGGCAGTGGAATTGGGTGTCACCATCCAGGTGTTGAACGACTACCGGCAGCTATTGTACGATTCCGGCGTGTGCGTGCAGTAGAGAAAGGCCCCGGCGTCCGCATGGCCGCGAGCGCCGGGGTTTCGTGTCATATATCGAGCGTCTGTTGCCGTTCGATTGGGATGTGCTCTATCACTTTGGTTATTCTTCTGGATCCGGTTTCGAGTCGTCCGTCGCGCACGTATTGTTCCGTTTCCAGTTTCACTTTGAGCAGGTCTCCGCTGCAGAACGACACTTCGTGGCGGTTGAGTCTTGCCAGGAATGCCTCGTCGGCGATCTCGCACCAGAATTTCTCGTCGCCTTTGGAGAACTTCCATTTTCGTGACTGGAATTGGATGGTGTCTATCTGCAGCGTAGTGGTTTCGACGGATGGTTCTATGGGCTGGTCGGAGAGGGTCAGGACGCTCATCGATTCGGATACATCTCCGGGTATCGCGGCGTCGCTTCCGCTGTCCTTGTGGATGAAGCGCACGGGGTTGTATCCATCCTCGGACGCCGGTTTCGTTGCGGTGCCGAGGTCGTTGATGATTTTCCCATCGCATGAGGCGCGGTAGCTTTTGCGGCTGACGTTCAGTTTCGCGGTCTTGCCGATTCGCAAGGCGACCCTAGTCTCGTGCCGCTCCACCACCTCGTGTTCGCCTGGTTTGACGGTTCCGGTCTGCTCGTATCTGGTGAGGAGGATCTTGAGCACGTCCATGATGCCGGATGCGAGGTTTACCACGTCGGCGGCCTCCGCGCCCTGTCCGAGGCTGACGACGGTTCCGAGTATCTGCAGTATCACGTCGAAGGAGCCAGCCTTGGTGGCGGTGATGCGCACGTCGAGGTCGGCGAACGGGCAGGAAAGCTCCTTGTACCTATCTATGGCGTCAGCCAGTCCGATAAGAGCCGGCGCGAGGTCGCGGACGCTCATGGAGTGCTCGTCGACCGACGGTCCGGAGAAGTAAACCTCCATGGTCGTGGACTGCGTTTCCGACGATTCGCGTGTTTTTCTCTTCAGCAGGTTCATATTCAATATTCTACTCTTCGAAAACGTTGGAAAATCAAGGGAAATCACGTGATTTGACCCATATCCCGACTTGCATTACTTTATTGACTGTGCTAATATAGTTTATATCAAGGAAAGGAGGTG